GGGTTTACGAGTGCAGGGTGGCTGGTACTTCCGGTGCTACGATTCCAGAGTTTCCTGCCTACCCAGCGGCACAATATAGAGGCTGGTCTATTGAGGATGGTTCATCCGATCCAGTGCTAACTTGGGTAGACATGGGAGCCATCAACGTTGAGCGTTACGATGTCAGGACAGCAACCCGTCAGGCTTGGCTAATCAAGGCATCCAGAGTAGCGGCAGACATCGATGCTAAGGAAGGCAACAGCGATGTCAAGCTTTCACAACTGATGCAACATTGTTTAACCATGGCTGAGAAGTTCCGACCGGTGGCTTTCGCATGAGTCCTATCCTGCGTCAGACCATACAGGCAGGCATGGTGCGTAACCTTTGCCAAGACCGCGTAGAGGTTCACCGCTTCACGCTGACCGAAGATGGTCGCGGCGGTGCTACTGAGACATGGCGTAAGGTTGCCGAATATCCTGCACGGGTTACCAACCAGTCAGACACAGAATCGATTGTTGGTGGAGCGATACAGCCATCAGCGCAATGGACACTCATTGTGGCCGTTGCAGCTGATGTCATGCCTCAAGACCGGGTCTACCTTGTCGGTGATGATTCCCGATACTTTGATGTCATCGGTACTGACTTTGGACAGACCGAACTTTTAGTACAGCACTGTGGACTAGTGGAGCGGGTGGCATAATGGGCGCATCAGAATGGACAACCATAGGTTTAGCGGCAGTAACCGGGATTATCAGCCTGCTTGCCTACATCATCAAGTTCCTGCATCGCATGGACAAACGTGGAGCCGTTGACACCGCTAAGATTGAAGACCACGGTGAGCGTATTGGTAGGCTTGAAACTGTAACAGGTGAGATGCGTACAAGCATCACCAAACTGGAGGCGAAACGATGAACGGAATAAGTATTAGCAGGCTGGTCGTGGTTGTCTTGATCGCATTCGTTGCTTCCTTTAGCACGGTGTTTGGTGATGGCGTTCGTACGGCTGAAGCCAAGGACATCGCCGAGCTTGGCGCAGTGATGGCACTGTACGGAAGCAAGGCTGTAGCGGCTGGTGTCTCTGCTGCGGTGTCTAGTGTGCTGGGCTTCTTGACGATGCCTTTCAAGGGTGTTGAGGCTAACAGCCTGAAGGTTGGCAAATGAACCTGCAAAACTACCGCTTGGAGCCTAATCCGAATGTCCCCGGTGACTGGATTGCTTTTGGTGATATCACCGATAACGAGGGCAACCTACTCGGCACATTTGGCCCTGATGGAACAAGTGTTTTTGCTTGGTGGGCTTTACAGGACGCGCAGTTTCAACAGAACTACTGCAATCAGTTCGCAGTTGTGATGGCTCAAGAAATCGTGAATGGGACTGCTGAGTAATGGCAACTTATTATGTACGTACTGATGGATCAGACTCAAATACTGGTCTTGGGCCATCTATTGCACAAGCATGGCAAACAGTCACAAAAGCTATAGGTGCAACTGGTGTAGGTGTTGGTGACACTGTTTATTTTGCCCCTGGTACTTATCGTGGTTCATATACGGCAGCATTTTCCAATCCAGCGAACTCAGGCCAACAGATAACATTTATTGGAGATCCGCAAGCGATTCAATTTTCCGGTGTAAGTGCTGGTCCAGTTATATGGACAAACTACACAACAAACAGTGTCACTCCAAGTGGGAGCACAATGCTGACAATGATTAAAGATTATGTCACATTGCAGAATATATGTTTACAAGGTATTGGTTTAGATGGTTCACCGTATTTCGGACGTATGATGTGGTTTGAAGGTCAAGGACACGTTCTTACCAATTGTAATGTTATGCAGATTCCAAAAGCGTCTGCATATGGCCCATTATTTTATGTGACGGCTGGCGGACAGGGGCCAGTGTTTACAAATTGTCAATTTTGGAATGCAATTACAGTTCTTGGTAAGCCTACTGCGACTGCGTGGAATAGTAATACATCTATCAAAGATTGTTTATTTTTAAAGCTAAATGTAAATAACGAGCCTAACGGGCTGACAATACAAAGCGAAACATCTGGCAGTATGGGTGGTGTGACAATTGCAAACTGTACAGTTTTGTCATCTGGTACAGGAATTGTATTTACCACTTGTTCAACGTCTTTCGCGTCATCTATATCCAACTGTTTTATTTATGGTGGAAGCACAGGCATTTCTGCTTCTGCAAATAATGGACAGGTCGTGCAAACATACAATTCCATCATTGCTCCAACGACGCTAACTAACGTGGCATCAAGTGTGACAACAGCTACAAATCCAATGTCAATTATTGATTCTGGATATACACGTATTAGTGGGCTAAACCCATTATCAACACTGGCAATATTGACGAATACATACGGAATCAATGCGGGTATAAACACATATTCACCAGCAACAGACATGTATGGCGTTACATGGTCAACGCCATCAACGCCTACTCTTGGTGCTATTGAATCAGTAACTTATTCAACGGCTGGTGTTTACCTACCAACAGACCGGAACGCTTCAACAATCACCATCGCTCCCGGCTCAACATCACAAAGCATCGAACTCTACCTAGGTGCGACAGGGCTAACCTTTGCCACCTCCGGTCTAGCGGCCTACTACGTCCGCAACCAGAGCGCACCGGTGGCTATAACGCTGGTGACGCAGACACCTACAGGCGCGTGGTCTTCTGGTGGCTTTGCTGAGATAAGCTCCTCCCTCGTGCCGGGCGTGTATCGGCTTGATGTCCCTAATGCTGCTTTCGCGGCAGGGGCATCTGATGTGACTATCGTGGTGCGTGGTGCAAGCGGTACTAACGGCGCGGTGCTGACGGTCAATCTTGTAGAAGCACCGACTGACGCAGTGCTTGTACGCATGGGGCCGTTTGAGGTCAAGGCTGACGGCTTGGGTGCATCTGATCCGCTTGACATCCAGAAGGGCGCACAGCACGGAATCGACATCCAGTGTGTAGACAACAACGGTGCCGGGATAGACATCACGAGTGCAACGGTTACGGCTAAGGTCTACAACTCTGGTGCAACGCTGGTTGACACTTACTCTTGTACGGCAACATATGCAGCTGATGGACGGGCTACATTTACAATCGATACGACCGTAACGAACACGCCAGGGACATACACCGCAACGATCACAAGGTCAACAACGGCAAACGACACGCAGGTCTTTGGCCCACTCCGCATCTATGTGAGGGATATATAATGAATCTACAAAACTACCGCTTGGAGCCTAACCCGAACGTCCCCGGTGACTGGATTGTCTTTGGGGATATTCATGACAACGAAGGAAACCTGCTCGGCACGTTCGGCGAGAATGGCACGTCCATCTTTGGTTGGTGGGCTTTACAAGACGCACAGTTTCAGCAAGGTTATAGCAACCAATTTGCGGTGATTATGGCTCAAGAAATCGTAGCAGGGACAGCTGAATAATGGCGATCTATTATGTGAGACCGGATGGAAACAACGGCAATACTGGGCTAGGTTCTACGACTGGTCTTGCTTGGCAGACTATCCAGAAGGCACTGGGAGCCACTGGTATAGGCTCTGGTGATACCGTCTACATTGCTCCCGGCTTATACGGTGAGCAGGTGACTATCGGTGGGACATACAGTGCGACCACGTACATCACCGGTGACCCGACCGCTTCACAGTTTGCGGGAGTAAGTGCTGGACGTGTACAGATTGGTGCATTTAGTAACTTAGGCACAGCACCGATATACACAGGGAATACAATAACCGGTACGTCTAAAAACAATCTTTATTTTTCAAGTATTGAGTTTTTGTTGTCGTGTGCTAGTAACTTTAACCTTGGTGGTATTGTATTTGCTACGAGTCAAAACCTTACATTTGATAAGTGTTTATTTCAAGGACACAACGTTGGTGGTTATCACTTATTAAATTTTAGTCCACCAACGTCTACAGCGTTAAATTTAACAATCAAAAATTGTGTCTTTAACAGTTATGCTCAAACCGTTGCTTATCAAATAGTCATTAATGGTCAATCAGCAGCTGGTGATACTTCATCAATAACTAATACAGTTTTTATGAATGGTTACACTGGAATATATTTTTCAAATCTAATACTCAGCGTCACTAACTGTACATTTCTTTATATGAGTACTGCTGGTATTCAACAACTAGGTACACCTGCATTAACAGTAAAAAATTGCCTGTTTAATTTGTGCGTGACTGGAGCAGCGTTCACTTCATCGGTTTCAGGCACACAGACTTTTTGCAGGTATGTTTCTTGCGCTACTTCTTTTACTAACGCACCAGCATCTGCTACAAGTAGCGTAGTAGGAACCGGAGGTTTTGACAATCTATACGCTTTGCTAACTGGGTCTAACCCACTGCAACCGTTTAGTAGTTTCTTAGGCAGCCCTAATGCTGGATTCGGCACAGCAACTGGCGCGCCTGTTACTGACATGTACGGCGTTACGTGGACAGGTGCAACGCCAGACGCTGGCTCGGCAACCTATCGCAACATTAGCAGTGTTGGCACTTACCTGCCATCGGAGCGCAACGCATCCACGATCAGAATTGCTCCCGGCAGTACATCACAAAGCATCGAGCTTTACTTAGGTGTTACAGGCCTTACAGCCTCTACAAGCGGTCTATCAGCTCGGTACAACCGCACACGTACAGCAAGCGTAAACATACCGCTGGTAGCCCGTACGATAGGACAGGCGTGGATTTCTGGTGGCTTTGCTGAAGTTGATTCAGTTTATATGCCGGGTGTTTACAGGCTTGACCTCCCTGATGCCGCACTAGCGGCAGCGGCAGATGACGTTACAGTTGTAGTCAGAGGAGCCAGCGGTACTAACGGTGCCGTCATGACCGTTACACTTTCAACTGGTGATAATACCGGGGCGGGTGATGTCAGCGGAAACATCTTGGAAATCACTGAAGACCCGCAAGAGGTTACAAA